TGGCTTGCAAATTTATTTTCTGCCCTTACCCTGTCCACTCTATCAATGCTTTGTATAGAATAAAATCTATTACTATATTCTATAATACAACGGATTGATATCTCTATATTTTGATCGTACCTAATCAAAAACTCATAGCTTGTTTTATAGTTAGCCTTACCACCGTCAAACCCCCTGTTTTGGCTTATAGTATTTATTTGTGCCCATAAGTTAGCCACCTCAGAGGAAGTTACATCTACACCGTCAACGCCCATAGTTTGACCCACAACCACAATTTTAACCTTTCTTGCAATGCCTATACCCATGACAAATTTTTTATTGTTTTGGCATTACTAAATAGCTCCATAGGTATTGCATCTGTATCGTCTCCCCTGTTTTCATATAACCACAATAAAACGCGTTTTAAATCCGTTTTTAAACGTATATCGGTACTTGCAGTACTTGTATAGGTTATTTCATAAACTCCATTAAAATGCGGCCTAAATTGCTTTACGTTGTATCCTATAATCTGATATTCATCAGCATCTAATGTATCCCAATCATTTACCCCTGTATCCACTATTTGCCCCTGCAATGACTTCACCGCTGAAACAGTTGAAATAGGCGCATAAGGCAAAAATAAAGACGTATCAATGTAACCAGTCAAAACAATGGATTTTGCCACCATTGATATTAAACTGAAAGCTTCAACCCTTTGCCTTGCAACGGTAATTAAATCGGTTATAATTGTATCATCATCTTCTGTAGTTACCCTTAACCAATCCTTTGCAGTTTCGAGGCTTATAGGCTCGGCGCCATCTGTTACCTTTATTTCGTAGATATTATTCATCTTATCCAAAATTAAAAATATGTAAAATCAATTATTGTTAATTTGTCAACTAAAGCATATATTTGCTTAGTTCATGGCAAGCAAATGTTTAGGTTATTCCCCGATTTGTTTATACTTATCGGGTTTTTTATTTACAAATGAAATCTTCTAATTCTTGCCATTTTGGTGCTTGCTCTTTTGACCTTTTTAATCCTTTGTTTGACCACGTTTTGTAATATTCTGGATTAGTTAATAACTTATGTATTTCATTTACCCATTTCTCTGTATTTTTCCTGTCAATACAAATGCCATAACTGCCTACATTTTCTAATAAGCCAGGCGTAGGATTATAAATAACAGGTATCCCGTTGGCCATAGCTTCAGCAGCTACCATACCCCAACTTTCATAATGCGATGGCACTAATAATATTTTTGTCACTTTATAAATCTCCCGTATATCCGGCGTATTAGGAACTATTTTAACATTTGGCAAATCCTCTATATGTTGATTATCATAACTACCTTTAACGCCTAAAAATTTTACATTAGGCAATTTTTTAGCCAAAGAATAAAAATATCTTGACCCTTTATTTTGATTTAGATTTATAAGGGTTACATATTGCCTGCCAACATCTTCAGTCTTTACCCATTCATTTAAAGGAGGCGGGAAAATAATAGATTGCCATTTGTAATTCAATGCTTTAGCGCACCATTCAGAATTATAAATAACTTTTACATCTACAGGTGAATCTTTAACAGATGGATATGATATATCATTATGAACAATATGAATAAATTTTTTATTATATTTTTCACATTGATGTGAAGTCCATTTATTATAATCCAAATGTGAAATAACCACATCTGCCCATGTAAATAAATTATCTATTATATAATCATCGGGCGGAAAAACATCAACGCCCTCATATGTATACATTTCATTTATTTTGTACTGATTAGCTTGGTGCAATAATATTTTTATTTCATGCCCCTTACTAACTAAATACCTGTTTATATTTCTGGCCATTGCTTCCGCCCCACTGCCATGTCTTGGGAAATACAAATGTATAGACCATAGAATTTTCATATAATTATCCAATTTTGATGATAAATATCTTTTGCTGAAATATCTACATTAGGCCCAAACCATCGCTTAGGCGCAATGACTATTTTTTCAGGATGATCAGATAATAATGCCGCCATTGCAGAAAAACTACTATTTGCTATAATAAAATGCTTGCATCGTTTCATCAGTTTAAAATCATCTATATAATTGCCAGATATATAAAGACCATCGACTTTTACCCTGTTTTTAGCAAATTCATAATCATCTGAAAAAACAATGAATTTTGTGCCTTTTGGCATCATTGATATTGCTTCTTGATAATACGCTTCGCTGCACCTCGGATGATAAGCATTAGAATCATCAACATAATCGCCAGCTCTTACATGAATTGCACAATAATCATTTTGATATGGTTCGTTTTGAATAGTCAAATAATGCCTAACTTCTTCAATACAATGCTCAAAGAATTTAGGACTTTGCAGATGTGCATTTATTGACCAGTCGCCATTTGCCAACTTAACATCTTTGTATCCCCAAAAATAACCGTATTCCTGCCATTGCCTGCCGTCAGGTATCAAAGGTAGCGGATTAACAAAATACCGGCTAAAATCGTCTCTATTGCCGCCAAATAAAGCATTATCATGATTTAGCCATTTAGGAAAGCCAAAGCCCATATTATTTGCCCTTGCAATACCTATACACCCGGCAATAGTCCACATTTGATTTCCAAACCTACCCAACCCGCCAGTACCTATGCTTAAACTTGTTACCATTCGTTATTACGTTTCCTATGATGATGAAATATTACAGGGTAATTATCTTCATTAAATTGCGAATGTTTATCATAAATAAATTGGCCATCATTGTATTGCGCTGGCCACCAATGCAAAATAATCCCGTATTTATAAGCTAAACAAGTTAATATAGCCTGATCATGTCTATGTTCCGCAAAATAAGTATAGTTGATTTTATAACTATGTGAATCATCTATAAAATGATCTATCTGGCAGTATTTAAGCCATTCAGCTATAAACAATCTTGCACCACAGGTATTTTTTATAATCAAAACAGACGCCTGCACTTGCCTTTTATCCTTTTTAATTTCATATTCCCAATTTGCTAATAAGGCGCCCATTACATCACTTTTACACCATTCTACATGAGGATAATTATTGCCAAATAAAAAAACATCCTGATCCATTTTATTTATTAATATGTTTATATTATTGACAAATTCAACGCCAGCATCAGTATAAACTAAGTAATCATTTTCATTAATTCTATTTAACATCTTATTAATTACATACGGCTTCCATAACCAATACCCAGCTCCCCTATTTGCATTTAATATTGATTTATTAAGATTATAAAATTCAGCACTTATGCTTTTTTCATTCATAAATACTGAAAAATTACATCCATGTTTTAATGCAGACTTTTGCGCTAACATTGCGCTTTTAGTCATTTCACTATTAGCATAAGTTAAATGATATATCATAATAATTTGCTTTGTGTGTGTAATATACCATAATCCGTATCCGTCTGCCAAAGATCACTATACCCTGGGCGCTGTGTAGTTATGAATGGCTTACAAATATAAGCCTTTATATTAGGTTGTATTTTATTTAGCAGAAAATCATCATAAATACCTGACCTGCCAGGGTCAAATTGTTCCAATATATATTTTGCCGTTTCAGCTCTGTAAATAATTGAATGAGTAGTATGTGTATGTTTGCACCTCCACCAATATTTGTTAATAGGTTTTAATGGTTTTAATACATGACCAGACAAATAAAGCATTTGCCAATCATCAGGTGCATTATCAACCATTTTTTGCATATCATTGCTAACAAATTTAACATCATCTTCAAATACAATTGTGTCCTCTGTTATATGTTGTAAAATAGCCTGTTGTGATAAATTAAATGACAAAAAGCGATCCGTTTTTACTATTGCCGAAAATCGCTCCACTTCCAACCCTTGTTCTTTAAATTCTTTTTGCGCCAGTTCCCATCTATCTGGTCTACTATCTAAATTTAAACAAATTGCTTTCATAATATAAATATACAAAAAAGCCCCCCAAAAATGGAGGGCAATTTACACAAAACAAAAAAACAAACCTTATGCAGTACCAGTTGTACCGTAAACCGCAGCTTTTGGTTGGAAGCTTAACAGCTCAATACGAGCTTCAGCGCGGTAAGTGATTAAGTTCTTTTGGAAGTCTTTGTCATCAAATTCAGTGCTACGTACACTTAAAGCAGAAGCTTGAGCGATACCGAAAGCATCAGTATTTAAAACATAGAAACGTGATCCAGTAACCTGAGAATGAGGAACCACAGGAACACCAACGATGCGAGTTTCGCCGTTAGCTCCGATAGTTACACCGCCGGGGATGCTGTAATCTCCGGGCTTAGTCTTCATCAAAGTAGCCCATGAAGCATGAGTAGTTAAGATCAAATTAGGTTGACCTAAACCAAGTGCACCGTGTTGAGCTACACCGTCAATCATTTTCTCAGCATTAACAGTTGCAGCTGTAGAAAGTGCAGTAGATCCAGAAGCGATAGTATTTAGGAAGCGAGTGTTAACCGCTCTGTTCCAATCTTCAACAAGAGACTGTGAAAGGTATGCTTGTAAGAAAGGAAGATCTTGCAGCATCTGACGGCTAACCTTAGAGAAACCAGCAATGAAAGGCACCGCTACATTCACCATAGTGATATTGTAGTCAATTTGCGCTTTGCTGTTTGCTTCAGTTTGAGCACCGAAAGAACCTTCGCTTACAGTGTCACTTGCACGAGGGAAAGTAACATTACCAGTAGCAGTAGGGATGATGCGGAACACATCATAAAGATGCGGATTATAGAAAGAACGCATGATAGCGTTAGGAACGTAGCTGATC